AAGCGCCGCTGATGCTGCAGCTGCAATTGAGTTTGACCCAATCGATGAGCGTAAAGCTGTTCATGCTAGCGTTCAGATGCGCTTGGCTGCCATGCAGGTCGCCTTAATGATGTCTGCTATGGTTAGCGAGTCAAGCGAGACCGAAGAAGACGAAGACACGCTACTTCCAAGCGAAATTCTTGATGATCTAATGCTGTCCATTTTTGCCGAAGACGATGAAGACGAAGATGATGAAATTGATGCGACTGTAAAAGCGGTCCTATCAGCTCATTTCAGCGATGCGCTATCTACCCTTGGCGTTAGTGATGACGTGATTGAAGATATGTTTGATGCGGATATCGATGTGGCTGATGCTGCTATTGAGTCTGCCAGTGAGACCATCATCGAGAACTTACCGGATGATGGCGATGACTTCAATGCCTTTGTCGAAGCGTTCGCTTATGCCCTTGAAGAAGATGCGGGCGAAGATGATGAGCAATTTGATGCTATTGGCGGTAAAAAACTTCGTGCTGGCAAGAAGAGCGTGAAGAAAGTTAATGGCAAGACTATTGTCTACAAAGCGATTAAAGCCATTCGTAATGGCGAGAAAGTTGTTATCAATAAGCGTATCGGCGGCAAAATTAAATTGTCTGCCGGTCAAAAATCCGCACTTCGCAAAGCTCGCCGTAAGGCCACTACAGGATCCGCGCTTCGCAAGCAAGTAAAGTCGCTGAAAAAAGGCCTACGTATGGGGCTGCATGACTAGTAGTACTTAGACTAGGAACACCCCAGCCATAAGGCACCTAGAGTCAGTCAGAATAACCCTATCATCTACATGCTAGGGTTATTTTTTTATGAAACTATCTGACGTTACCGAAAAGACGCCATTGATTAAAGAATTCATCAATCGTTTGGCCAAAGCCACTAAACAAGCCATCCCCATTGTCAACGTGCTAAAAGTGGTACGCGTGTCTGGCGCAAGCGCAAAGCCAATTGAAGCCGTCCTTGAGAATGGTCAAAAGGTTAAGCTCTATGTGCGTACAGAGGGCTCTGATGACGACAAGCTAGATATCTTTCGTATTGATATCAACGGCAAGCAGCAACCGCTATCAGGTGATTTTGACAACAGTTATAAGCCGTCTTTTAATGCGTCGGTCGATGCGTTAGGTCACTTCATCGTTCGTGGTCAAAACGCCTTCAATAAAAAACAAGCCAAGGTTCGCGTTAAGCCACTACGTGCCAATGCGCCCAAGAATAAAGCTCAGCAGCGAAACGAGCTACTAGAGCAGATCAAGGAACTTGATAAAACCATCGCCACTAAAGAGACTGAGAAAAAGCAGCTAGAAGAGAGGCTTGCTCAGGCGCTAGAACAGGCAGCGGCATAGGAGTCGGTATGCTTAACATGGCTAATTCTTATATTATCGATGTGTTTCTAAGCGGCGCTATCTGGGTGCTTTTAACCTACATGTTTTTTGATGTGATGGCGCGGGTAAAGGATATTAATCAGCTTATTCCACCTAACATTCTGCCCATTGCTATTGGTCAGATGCTCAAGCGCTCATGCTACCTGGCAGCGCCATTTGTGGCTATATGGCTGTTTTTATGCTGGCGCTTTGCATCTCTTATGATTATATCAGCCACTTTTGGCATTGGTGGCATCGGCCTATTGGTCTTTGTGGGCATTGGCGGCATTGGCATGATATGGATCACATCTCTGCTTGTCTGCTTGCGCCACAGCCGCTTTATTGATGCGGGCGCCGTATCTCAAATGGCAAGGCAAGCAAGAGATGCAAAGCAAGATAACAGACCAGGCTTTCCGCCGGCATACCAAGAATAAGGCTTTCGCATGATAACCCCGCAGACCATCATAAACATGATTGAGCACTGGCTAAGCACTCCAGTTAATGGCTATTTTGGTCAAGGCTATGGGGCGGATATCAAGTCCATGCTGCTGCAGGAATTAAGCAGCGCTAAGGCTGACGAGCTACTGGTCAAACTTAGGCGCGATATCCCTTTGCTAAATCAGCTGGGCGATAACGACCTGAGCATCCAGACCAACACCGTGGGCCATGACGCCCTGCAGGTTTTTTTGATGGTGGGCAATATGCCTATTTTCATAGGTGAGACCATTGATACGACAATGAATCAGGATTTTTATGACACTAGAGCGCAGTAAATTACTTAATGCCATTGGTAGTAATATCAATGACTATCCTGATGTGGCTGAGCGCTGGCGAGCCGGTGACCCTACGGTACGAGCGCTTATCACCAGCATTGTTGAGACGGTGGTTTGGCTGTCACGTGATAATGATGTCAATATCATTGAGCCGTTTATCAAGTCAAAAGATAGGACCATTATTGCCGATGCGATTAACAAAGGCATCCTACCGGTTGCAACTCCATGTCAGCACCTAGTCACTATTGAAAATAATAGCGACTCCACCGTAAGCCTATCCCAAGGTCGTCAAATCGATGATGGTACCGGTCGTGGCTGGCGCCTAATGGCAGCGGTCACGCTTAATGCTGGCGAGGTTAAAAAGGTGCTGGCTGAGCAGAGTGAGATTGTCAGACTTCCCATCACAATCCCAGTCAATGAGCCGTTCTACAACGTCACTGTATCAACCACTGAAGATGCTTATTTTGCAGGCATTGCGGTCGTTAACGCCACTACACGTGAGACTTACCAGCACACGCCTAAGTTCATGAATGCGGGCGCTGGAGATGCAGTATTTAGCTTGCACAGTGATAACCTGGAGACCATCAGCATTACCTTCGGTGATACTGAGCGAGTCGGTAAGACTGTCCAGGCGGGTGAGACCTATGAGGTCGCTATCACTCAATGTTATGGCACTGTGGACCCTAACAGTCTAAAGCAGGCATCACTAGCGAGCGTTTACACCAATGACGAGACCAAGTTAAACCTATATTTTCAAGGCAGTGATTCAGTAAGGGCGGGGGCTGACCCGTTAACTGTGGCTCAGCTCAGACTGCTGGCAAGCTTTCCATCCGTTTACGATAGAAACGCTGTATTCATGGGCAACTTTGACTTCCTTGTGCGCTGGCATTTCATGAACCGCTTTGAATACATGGCAATCTGGAATGAGACCACCAACGAGAAGCACTATGGCCCATCGCTTGATGCTATCAATCATCTAAACCTAACCGTGGTACCAAAGTCTGCAGGCGAGGGCGCAACGCTCACTGAAGATATCCGTCAACTGGTGGCGAAGGCTGATAGTTTGCTTGATGGCCGTGTGCGAATTAAAGCAGCAGTAGAGCGACCATACCAGGTGACTGTGAGTGGCCGCTTAGCTGCGGTGCATGATATTGCAGCGGTTAAGACTCAGATTAAAGAGTTGTTACTGGCAAGTTATGGCAAGGGATCACTGGCGGCAAGCCACCCAAATATTGATGGGTTTAACCTGCAAGAAATAGCGACTCGCATCAGACAAGACATCCCTGCATTCCAGGACCGCATCAGTGACTTTACCGTGAGCGGCGAGGGGGCTGGTAGCTCGATTAAGCCGCATCAGTGGGTATTCTTGAGCAGTTCTAGCATCACGGTCAATCTGACCCGTACCGCTGATACTGGCGGCGCACTGTGGAATATGTAGCATGAGTGAATTCATAGGCACTATTGAGCATAGCCATAAAGCGGATGAGCTTGAGCGAGCAATGGCGGGTATATTCAAGGACTTGATCACCGAGCACTTGCACGACGAGCTTACCGAAATATTTGACTATGGCGCACCATGGCAGGGTAGTCGCACCGTGGTGGAGCGCTTTACCAAGCTCAATGGATTGGCGGTGCTTAGGCGTGAGGATGGCGGCTTATCAGACAAGCTTATGAGCATCATTTATGCCAACTGGTCGGCATTAGCAAGCGAGCGCGGCCTTGGATTCTTGCAATTTGTCCTAGATATGCTCTACCCCCAACAAAACGAGATTATCAGACTGTGGCATTCAAAATACTTCTCAGACCGGTACCCTAACTACCTGTACGAGCAACCAACCTCAGATAGCTTTTTGACAAGTCGAATTCGCATTAAGCTAGATTCTGTAGTTAATATGGCCGAGCTGTCAGAATTAGCGCCGATTTTATCAAGACTGGTGCCCTGGCAGGTCGTACCGGAGATAGCTGTGGGATTTGAAGCTGAAGATAACGGATTACAGGTTGCCGTGGCCTTACAGCGCTTTCATTTGGCTAACTTCTCGCCCTTTTAGATGGCGGAACACCCCCGCCCTGATGGCCCTCGCATCCCCCAAAATAAACCCTATCAATCACCGATAGGGTTTTTTTCATGAAAAACAATCTCCCAAGCCTGCAGGCGTATAAACAACAATACGTCACGGCAAAGTCCCTAGGTGCAGCCATGCTTGCGTGTAACGCTGTATTGGTGCCCGAGGGATTTGAAAGCCTGTACGTACTTATTCAAAACTTCCAGCGC